CTAGTAAATAATTGTCTAGATTCCCTAACACCTCTTTGATAGTCTGCTACCTTATATTTTAAAGTTCTATCTGGATTTACTGCTACAGTTCTAAAACCAAATAAACCTGCAAACTCATCACCAAATTCATAAGCTTGTCCATACTTATCAAATTTACCTTTTTGTAATACATCAACAGATTCAATTGATTGATCTAATCTTTTTAATTGGTTAAGTGAGAAAGGCATTTGTGCTTCTACTAAATGACCCATAATTTTACTAGCTTTGTCTCCTGGTGTATCTTGTGGATTAAATACTTGGAAACCTTCTCTTGTTCTACCACCTCTAACTAATATATCTGTCACAGCTTCTGTCCAAATAGATTCAGAAATAAATGGCGATGCAAATTCTTTCATAGCTTCAAACGTACCACCAATAAAGTCATTAACTATACCATCATTATCTTTTTCACCTTCTGCTACTCTGTTAACTACAGTTTGGAGTGGTCTAATTAATGTATCATAAGCATTAGCATGACTAAAATCTATGTATGCAAAAGAACCGTCTTTGTTTTTAATTGGAAGCAGTGTTGAGTTTCTAGACCAGTCTGCAACATATCTTTTAAGTGCTTGTCTCTCATCATCAGTCACATCATATAGTGCTCCAAACATTTGAGACACACCATATGGTACTGCAGCAACGGTTGTAGTAAATCCAAATAGTCTTGTGTATCCTGTTCTTTGGAACGGTTTTAATGTTTTACCATTAACAATTATTTCTTCGTTAATTTCTTTTAATGCTCTTGTTACAATGTTTGTACCTGTTCTAGCAATCTCTGCTGGAAATGATACGAAGTTACCAATAGGTAATTTTCTTAGACCTTTAATAAACTCTGATACATAATCATAGTTTGGTATATTGTTTCTAACAATATCAGCTGCTTGTTCCTCTAAATATTCTTTTGTTAATCTTACTTCTTCACCAGCAGCATTTTTAAAAAACTGTCCTCTTACTACAC